TTAGTTGCTACTGGTTGGTGGCCGCATACAGTAGAGTTTGACGTGCAAGACCTCTCGACAGTCATCAAACTTATTAACGAAAGTCGCAAGCAATGACAGTAGATGTGGGCATGGAGTTTTCAGGCTTAAAAGATGCTCTGGCTGAACTGAACAAAATTGACAAGTCTTTGCGTCGCCAGATTACTAAAGACTTCAAGGCCATTGTCCAACCAATCGTTGCCGTTGCTGAATCGTCCCTGCCTACTGGCGCACCTTTGTCGGGTATGGCTAAACCGTGGAAAAGCAAATCTGGGTCAGACATTATGTCTTGGCAAGATGCCCGGGTGAAGAAAAACATCAAAGCATTTACTAGCAGCAAAAAGGTACGAGAAACCGTGAGCGGCACTAAACAAAACCTTGGGGTGTTTGGTGTTAAATGGGCTGGGCCTCAAGCCACAATCTTTGACATGGCTCGTAATGGCGTACTTGGCGACAACCTCACAGCCAAGTTTGGTGCCCCTTCGCGCGTGATTTACAAGGCTTACGAATCAGCCAGCGCCGATGTTGAACGTCAAGTTGCAGAGCTGGTTAATCGAGTTATGGAATTAACAGGAAACCACGGGCGTATCTGATGAGTGTCGTACTAAACATCCTGTCTGAGTTTGATGGCTCAGGCATTGAAAAAGCCAAGAAACAATTTTCGCAACTTGAGACATCAGGGCAGAAAGCCCAGTTTCTGTTAAAGAAAGCGGCGATACCGGCAACCGCCGCACTTGGCGCTATGGGTGCGGTTCTCTTTGACGCCGCTAAGGGCGCTATGGAAGATGAAAAAGCAGCAGCCATCCTTGCTCAAACTTTAAAAAACACCACGGGTGCTACCGATGCCCAAATCAAAGCCACCGAGAATTGGATATCCAAACAGGGTCGATTGACTGGAATTACCGATGACGAGTTGCGTCCTGTTTTGGGTCGTTTGACTTCCCAGACGCATGATGTTCGTAAGGCCCAAGAACTTGCCACTATCGCTATGGATGTTGCCACAGGCACAGGAAAAGACCTTGGGACGGTCACAGAGGCGTTAGCCAAGGCTGCAGGCGGTAACACTGCTGCACTCGCCAAATTGTCCCCAGAACTCAAAGAAATGAAAAAGAACGGGGCAAGCGCGCAGGAAATGATGGATGCCCTTTCTGGCACTTTTAAAGACCAAGCCGAAATCGCTGGCAACACCGCAGCTGGTGGAATGAAAAAATTATCTACCGCGGTAGGCGAAGCCAAAGAAGGAATCGGCTATGCCTTGCTTCCGATCATGGAAAAGATAATGCCAGTGCTTCAATCCTTTGCACAATGGGCACAAGACAACCCAGCCATCATCACGGCCGTTGCCGTTGGTGTCGGTGTTTTAGCAGCTGCAATTCTTCTTGTGAACGCAGCAATGGCTCTAAACCCTGTGACGTTAATAACCGCCGGCATTATCGCATTGGGCGTAGCCATCTTTGCCGCGTATAAACACTTTGACGGTTTCCACAAAATTGTGGACATTGTGTTTAAGGGTTTCACTTTGTATTGGGATGTTCTTGAACTTGAAATCAAAGCCATCTGGGGCGTGTTCAAGTGGCTATTTAACGGCATTGCTGATCTGTGGAATAACACCTTGGGCAAACTTGAAATAAGCATCCCAGACATTCCGGGTTTGCCAGGTCGAGGCAAGACCTTTGGTATTCCAAACATTCCTAAATTAGCCAATGGTGGAATTGTCAGTTCACCAACGCTTGCCTTAATAGGCGAGTCCGGGCCAGAGGCGGTGGTTCCACTCAGCGGTGGCATGGGTATGGGTGGAATGACAATCGTTGTTCAGGCTGGTCTTGTCTCAACACCTGATCAAATAGGGCAGGACATTATTCTTGCCATACAAAAGGCACAGCGACGCTCTGGGCAAGTTTTCGCTAATGCCACAGGTGTAGCCGCCTAATGGCTGCACCAACGCTGCAAGTTCTTGTCGGTTTCCAAACCACGGCAGGTTTTGGACAACCATTTCAGTTAAATGATTCTGTATACGGAATACTTAATACCTCAACACTTGGTGGTTTGGCATATGCAGACTTAACCAGTTTGGTTATGGCTGTCAATGTCACTCGAGGACGTTCACGCCAACTAGATCAATTCAATGCTGGTACAGCCACCATCACTTTTAACAATGCCAGCCGAATCCTTGACCCGTTAAACACTTCAAGTATTTACTACCCGTATGTTTTGCCTCGATGCCCAGTACAAATCTTGGCTAACGGAATACCCATTTATACGGGGGTAATAACGGATTGGAATCTTGACTACGACATTGCCAGCAACGGCGACAGAATGTATGCCCAATGCTCAGACAACTTTACAGTCTTTGCCAATACCACGCTGGTGGCTCACACAACCACTGCCGAATCCACCAGCGCTCGAATTAACAACGTCCTTGATTACACAGAAGTTGCCTATCAAGGCTCACGAAACATCGGCACAGGATCATCAACTCTCGGGGGCACAGCTGCATCTGCAAGTTTCAGCATTGCTGACGGCACCAACCTTTTGACATACTTGCAACTTGTAAACACCAGCGAACAAGGTTATTTGTTTATGGCCGCTGACGGCACCGTAACTTTTAAGGGGCGCTCAAGCGTTCTAAACCCTGTGGCTGGAGCCACGTTCAGTTATTCAGGGTCAATCCCATACCAAACTTTGCTTAACCAATATGGCGATGAATTGCTTTATAACTACATAGTGACCCAATCACCAGGCGCAGGCGGCCAACAGATTGCCAGCGATTCAACCAGTATTGCTCAATATCAATCACAAAGCCTTAACATTACAAACCTCATAAATAGCACCACAACGGAAGTTGCTGGAATTGGCACTTACCTTTTGGGCAAATACAAAAATCCTGTGTTGCGTTTTACCAATGTTTCCACGCAAATGGCAGCTCTTTCGACGACTAACCAAAACATTGCTCTAAGCCTTGACTTGACCAGCATTGCCACAGTGGTTAAAAACTTCGCAACGGGCACTCCATCCACAGAAACTCAAACCTTGATTGTTTCGGGAGTCAGTCATAACATCACCCCAGGCAGTCATATAGTTTCCTACACTTTTGAAAGCACAGATCAAAACCAATACCTCACGCTGGACGATGCAATTTTCGGACAGTTGGATTACAACCTTCTAAGTTTCTAAAGGAGACTCAACATGGCAATTACACCGAACACAACTTTTACAAGTGGTCAGATTTTGACGGCTCAACAGCAGAACAACTTGCCTTTTGGCGTTATGGGCTACGCCAGTCGAACCGCAGGTAATATTACTCTCACCACAACTCAAACAGATTTGACAGGGATGTCTATTACATTTACCGCAATTGCGGGACGTTTGTATAAATGCTCATGGATTGCAACGGGACAAAATACCTCCGGTGCTGTTTCTTGGGCGGCTATTTATTTAATGAATGGCGCTACTCAACTTGAGTGGAATATTTCAACATCGCAAAGTTTAAGTTATTGGACGTTGAGCGCCAGTTTTGTTGTATCTGGATTGTCTGCCGGCACACAAACATTGAAGTTGCAAGGAGCAAGCCAAGTTACAAGCAACACATTATTTGCCACAACGGGCGGGCTTCCATTGCAATTTGTTATTGAAGATATTGGTCACGAGTAATGCGTAAAAGCCTAATTCTATTGCTCTTTTTGGGGTCGCTCACAAGCTGTGCAGACCGCACACGCACAAACTGTGTACGCACCAAAAACAAAGCAGCAACAGCAACAGCATTAATGACAACACCGGGCACAGGACGATGCGGATGAAAATGAGACCACGACTTTCAGGCGACCAAATTAAAGCCCGACTAATCCTCATGGTAGGAATCACCCTTTCACTCAGTTTTGCAGGCACAATTTTTGTCCTGCTTTACGGACTTTTATTCGTGACACAGCCACTCGACGTGTCACCCAATGACACAGAAGCATGGAAAATCCTCAGCCCATTAACGCTTACCCTTGGTGGAGCGCTTGGTGGATTATTGGCAGCAAACGGTCTTAAAGGACATCCAGAGGAAAAGAAACCAACTGATGACTAGGACCTATCCGTATTACCCATCTTGGGACGGCAAAGTAGAACAACCCGTCACCACCAAACTGGTTGAACTATGCAAAGCACGATTCAAGCTGGTATCGCTGGGCACCTACGCCAACCGCCCAATGCGCAATAATGCAGGGCTATCAGTTCACGCCACCGGGTACGCATGTGATCTGAAATATAAAGACGAAACCCAAGCGCGGAAAATCTGGGATTGGTTTCTGCAAAACTCGGCAGCTCTTGGATTGTGTGAAATGCACTGGTACGCCTATGGTGACTACGGCGCTGGCTACCGATGCTCTCGAGGTGAGGGCAAGGCAGGCGTCAAGATTTACACAGCCACAGATAATGCTGGGTCTTACGAAGGCTCGCCTAATTGGTTTCATATTGAAATGGCCAAGCAAACACCAGAACATTTACAGCAAGTTTGGGACTCAATCCCATACCCATAAAGACTCCCAGCCATTGTTTGAGCAGGGCTGGGGCTAGGTGGTGGAAAGTACGTTTGTTTCCATTGGCGGAAATCCACCACCGACTTCTCAAATTGTGTATAGTCACCATCGCTACTCAAAGAGCAGAAAGTCAGAGGAAACATGACCTACACCGAATTACCACTATTCAGGGCAACCGACCCTGAAACCTCACGCCAAGTAAACCCGATCAGGGTTGGCACCCACCGCGCAATCCTGCTGGAACAGTATTACTACGCAACTCTTGGGCTGACCGATGAGGAAGCAGGCGCTCGAGCCGCTCTTGCCGGTCACGACATAAAGGGCTATTGGAAGCGCTGTTCAGATTTACGCACCATTGGACTAATTCAAGACTTAGGCATCCGTAGAGCGCTCCTGAGTGGCTCTCAGGGCATTGTATGTGGCATCACTCAGCAAGGCATGGACATGGTGAGGGGTTGGGCATGAAAAACTACAACCACGAACAAATGTTTATAGCCGTCCTTTTTGGCTGGTGCCTTTCATGGGCATACTTTAAGCTCGCCAACCGATACTGGAAACGTTAATGCTGCCGACATGGGGCTATATCGCTCTAAGGTCTAAAGATAAGAAAACTATGGTGCAGGTCTTTACCGACCTTGCCACAGGCCTGATTGTTTACACCCAAGTCTGCCAACGTGCAGAATCTTGGCATTCATGGGGGCCGCCTACAGAAGTTGAGAGAGTTGATTAAGAAACTCATGGCACTAACGCTAATCCTCGCCCTATCCGCACCAGCCCACGCAAGTGCAGCTGCTGATCCCCACGCCAAATATCATGGTGTGCTTCCGGACGCTTATTACGACGCCTTGATGCGTTGTGA